GTCGCCTATATATCTCAAATGAAAGAACTTCAATCTGCAGAAAAATTAATAGTTTCAAGCGACAAGGATTTTTTTCAGTTGTTATCCTCGAAAACAATTCAATATAGGCCTATTCAAAAAGAGATATTAAACCAAAACTCAATTATTGAAAAATTTAGCATACATCCAAATAATTTTGCAATTGCTCGTGCTATGGTTGGAGATAAGTCTGATAATATTGATGGAATCCCAGGCCTAGGTTTAAAAACTATCGCGAAGCGCTTTCCTTTTCTCAGAGAAAAGAGATCTGTCACTTTTGCAGATTTAACTGACCACTGTAGAGAGAAGCTGCAGGACGCAAATGTTAAAGCTTACCAAAAAGTACTTGATAACGAGGATCTCTTAAAAAGAAATTATCAGATGATGCAGCTTTATGTTCCAACTTTGGGCATTGAGGATAAAAAACTGATTAGAAAGGTGTTCAGAACCCCGGACATGTCTTTCAATAAAACAGAGCTGATTAAAATGATGATGAAGGACGGATTTGGTGAAATAAACTTCATTGAATTATTTCAACATTTCAATAAAATTGCCATAGACAATCGCTAAAGCGTAGCTAATATGTTACTACGTACGGAGAGACAATATGTCTAAAGACACAAGCTTCTCAAATTATGGGAAGCGATTTCAAGAGTCACTTGCACAAATGATTCTTGATGACAGACCATTCGCAGATCAAATTGAAGAAGTGCTCGATACTAACTTTTTCGAATTGAAATATCTTCGCATATTTGTAGCAAAAGTATATGATTATCGTAAGAAATATGGTGTACACCCTACAAAACACATCCTAGCCTCCATTCTTAGAACAGAGCTGGAAATTCATAACGATGCCCTACAAAAACAGGTAAGGGATTACTTTGCTAGGACGCTGATCAGGTCAGTTGAAGACGAGAAGTACATTAAGGATACGAGCTTAGATTTTTGCAAAAAACAAAAATTAAAAGAAGCTTTGATGCAGTCGGTTGATCTAATACAAAGCTCTTCTTTCGAAGAAGTACGCAAGGTTATTGATAACGCCCTAAAATTAGGCAATGACAATGATTTCGGACATGAATTTCTTAAAGACTTCCAGTTAAGGTATGAGGTAAAAGCTAGAAACCCGGTCTCAACAGGCTGGGAAAAGATTGATTCTTTGACAAAGAAGGGTTTGGGCTCTGGTGAGCTTGGCGTGGTTATCGCCCCCACCGGCGCCGGGAAGTCAATGGTATTGACGCACTTAGGGGCTCAAGCAATCAAGGCCGGCAAAAATGTAGTGCATTATACTTTAGAGCTTTCTGCGGCGGTTACTGGCCAGAGGTACGATAGCTGTATCAGCGGCATACCGCTCAATTCTTTGTTTCATCAGAAAGACGAAGTACTCGAATCAATTAACGAAATTGAAGGATCTTTGATTATAAAGGAATACCCAACAAAGTCTGCTTCGACGAACACTATGCGTTCACACCTAGAGAAATTAAAAAAAAAGAATCACAAAATCGATATGATTTTAGTAGATTACGCCGACTTGCTTAAGCCGGCCACAAATTTTAAAGAGAAACGCAATGAATTGGAGTCTATTTATGAAAACCTGCGAGCAATTGCTCAGGAGAATAAATGCCCGCTATGGACAGCCTCACAAACAAATAGAACAGGACTAAATGCGGAAGTTGTAACCATGGAATCTATTTCAGAAGCCTTTAACAAATGCTTCGTATCAGATTTTATCTGTTCTATTTCGAGAACAATAAAAGACAAGACAGCCAACACTGGCAGATTGTTTGTGGCTAAAAATAGAAATGGTCCAGATGGCTTAGTCTTCCCAATATTTATGGATACAAGTAACGTAACAATTAAAGTACTGGCTAAAATCGATACACCGGTTATATCTCCGAACAGCGATCCGGGAGATCTAGCAACTGCACTCAAAGAAAAATATAAACAATTTAGAATCGCAAAAAATCAGATGCCGAGAGGGGAATAGGGAATGGAGCTAACTAACAAGATTTTATCAGATATTACTGTACATATGAAATATGCAAAATATATTTCGGATCTTGAAAGAAGAGAGACATGGGATGAATTAGTTAGCAGAAATAAAAAGATGCACCTTAAAAAATACCCCGATTTATCGGGGGAAATCGAGGAGGCCTATAATTATGTCTATGATAAAAAAGTTTTACCGTCTATGCGGTCTATGCAATTCGGTGGCAAGCCGATTGAAGTGGCACCTAACAGGATATATAACTGTGCTTATATGCCTATCGACCATATCAATTCTTTCCCTGAGTGCATGTTTCTCCTCCTCGGTGGCACTGGCGTTGGATTTTCTGTCCAAAGGCATCATGTTGACAAGCTCCCCGAGATTCAGAAGCCAAATTCGAAAAGATCTCGAAGGTTTCTTATCGGAGATTCGATCGAAGGGTGGTCCGACTCAATAAAAGTTTTAATGCAGTCCTACTTTAAGGGTGGATCAAAAATAAAATTTGATTTTTCTGATATCCGTCCGAAGGGGAGTAGACTAGTTACCAGTGGAGGCAAGGCTCCCGGCCCTCAGCCGTTGAAAGAATGCCTCCTTAAGATTCAGGGAATCCTTGACGAAAAGGATAATGGAGATAAGCTTGAGCCTATCGAAGTACACGACATTATTTGTTATATTGCTGATGCTGTTCTTGCCGGGGGGATTCGCAGGGCTGCTCTTATTTCGCTTTTTTCCGCGGACGATGAAGAGATGCTTGCCGCAAAGACGGGAAATTGGTGGGAAACAAATCCCCAGCGAGGAAGAGCCAACAACTCAGTTGTCCTCATGCGACACTTAATTACTCATGACTTCTTTATGGATATTTGGGAGCGTGTTAAGGAATCCGGGTCCGGAGAGCCGGGATTTTATTTTTCCAATGACAAAGACTGGGGAACGAACCCATGCTGTGAAATCGCTCTAAGGCCCTACCAGTTTTGTAATTTAACTGAGATTAATGTGTCCGACGTCGATAACCAAGAGGAATATGAAAACAGAGCAAGAATTGCATCCTTTATTGGCACCCTTCAGGCCGGCTATACCGATTTTCATTATCTTAGAGACGTCTGGCAGCGTACTACTGAAAAAGACTCCCTAATTGGCGTATCGATGACTGGTATTGCATCCGGAAGGGTTTTAGATTTAGATATGAAAGCGGCATCCTTGGTTGTCAGACAAGAGAACCGACGCGTCGCAAAACAGATTGGTATTAAGGCCGCAGCACGCACAACCTGTGTTAAGCCAGCTGGTACAACGTCCCTAGCACTCGGAACTTCAAGCGGAGTACATGCTTGGCATAACGATTACTATATTAGGCGCCTCCGCGTAGGAAAAAATGAATCAATCTATACTCACTTGGCCATTCATCATCCAGAACTAGTAGAGGATGAATATTTTAGGCCACATGACACGGCAGTTATCGCAGTGCCACAAAAGGCGCCCCCGGGCGCTATTACAAGATCAGAGAGCGCCCTACAACTTTTAAAAAGAATTAAAAAAGTTACAGAAGAGTGGGTGCGCCCGGGCCACCAAAGAGGCCAAAATACACATAATGTATCAGCAACCATTTCTATAAAGGACGCTGAGTGGATCGATGTTGGGGAGTGGATGTGGGAGAACAGAAAAGACTATAACGGTCTTTCTGTCATCCCGTTTAGCGAGCACACATATAAACAAGCGCCATTTGAAGACTGTTCGCCGGAAAAATATGAAGTTTTATCAACTAGTTTAAAAGATATTGATTTAATGCAAGTGGTAGAGTTAGAAGATAGTACTAATTTAAGGGGCGAATTAGCATGCACCGCCGGCGCGTGTGAAATAACTTGACACTTCTAGTATAAGTTACTATATTATTATCACCAACAAGGAGAAAAGATGAGCGATTTGACTACAGAAGAATATGTTGTTGAGTTTATTAAGGCGTTCAAGGCCGTCGAAGACGAGATGGAGCCCTACAAGGAGCATAAGAGAGACATTAGAAAAAACTATGTTCAAAATGGGTGGCTTACCAAAGATGAACTACGCCAGGCAGTCCGAGCTTACCGCATGCTCGCGAAGGGCGACGACATTAATCAATTCACTGATTACTATGACAAGCTGAGTAAGAAGGTGTTGGGAGTTTAAAATGTTGTACCCTTTAAATAACTACTTGGTAGTAAAGCCAGTAGAAGAGGTAAAGAAGCAATCTGGTGTCCTCGTTCCTGAGGGATATGTCAACGACGAATCCGCATACAGTCTCGTAGAGGTTGCACAGCCCAACGTAAATTCTAATTTAAGCTCTGGAATGAGGATTTTGGTGCCTTCACATCTGGTTGAAGAAGCCTCTTTTTTCGGAGAAGTGTACTATTTAGTATCTGAAAATCACGTAATTGGGTTTTACGGAGAAGATTAAATTATATCGGTGGAGTTATGAATTATTTTTTAGGATTGTTGCTCGTTGGTTCTATCACAGCAACACAAATACCAGAAGGCGCCTTTGTTAAACCAATAAAAAGCGCAAAGATTAGTTATACTTATAAGGAAGTTGTAGTTGAGGCAATATTTGATTGTCCATATGCGAAAGGAGGTGCCAAAGTTGAACTCGTTGAAAATCTTGCAAGGATAGAAAGAAGATATAATCTACCTCATAATTTGAGGGGGCTACTTCTAGCTGCAGCCTGTCACGAGTCAGGATACAACCCTGAAGCTAAAGGTGACCACCGCTTTTCGAAGTCGAAGCACCCAAAGGCAATTGGTTTGTTTCAAATGTGGCCATGGTGGGAAAAGCACTACAAAATCAACCGCGCGGACCCATATGCTGCAGCTGAAGCCTATATGCAGCACATTAAAAAGTCTTTTGACAAGATCAAAAAAACATGCAAGTACAAGAGCGAAAAAAGAACTTGGCTAGCCGCCTGGGCGACAGCTATTAGAGCCCCAAAAGCCGGCGGTAGGTGTAACGAAAAACCAAAATTTTATCGTATTTTAAAAAGATGGTATAAAACTATTGACCAAGAACGTGAAACAACAAGAGAACATGAAAAGCTCGTTCCAGGGTGTTGATTTCACGTGGAAGAACGTTGTTGTTGGGGCTGATCTAGACGCAGTTAGGTTTGCTCACAACAACAAATACTTCTTGGTGAAGAACCGCGCGCCCTACCACCACTCGTACGAATTAGCGGAGGAAGAATGGGCCACAAAGACTTATGAATTATATAGCTTGGGCCTAGCACCCTTTACTGATAAGTCTAATAATTTGAGAATTTGTCTGGAAGACAAACTAATAAAAATTTTCACAGATCGTAGTATGTACATGGTTCACTATGACAATCTATATGTTTTCGATGATGAAAATATTGAGGGCTTTTCCCTGGACAGGGAAACCGTTCATTATCGCGTGATTGATTGGTTCGATTGCCAAGGCCTATATGGTCTCGATTTCAATGAGATCATAACAGAAGATAAGTTTGTCCACAAGATCACGCTTTTTAAAACTCGACGCATCGACGGTGATCAGAAGTACTTGGATCTACTGTGCGAGTCATTTTTAACTGATAAGCAGTTAAAAAGCTTTGACTATAGTGATACAATGGCAAGGTTCAAGGTGACAGATTTGCTTAAAAAGCGGGGAGTTACCAGGCCTAGAATGTCCCTCTGGAAAAGAGATGCGTATCCGACATATAAATGAAAAAACACCTTGCAGGCATCATCCCCGTTTCAGGAATTAAGTCTGATTTTAATATGCCATGGCATGCAAGTCTTATGCCAATTGGGCCAAACTATCTAGCAGTTGAACGCTCTGTGCTTGAATGCGCATATGCCGGTTGTAATACCATATGGATTGTGTGTAATGATGATGTTACACCACTGATTAGATATCAAGTCGGTGAAAGGATCCAAGATCCGATTTATAATTACAGGCATTTTGAACACAACAAGAAGGAATTTAAACGCCCTATAAGAATATATTATGTTCCTATTAAAATTAGAGATATAAACAAGAGGGATAATTTAGCATGGTCTGCCATCCACGGTGCAAAAACCGCCAATAAAATTTTACGAAAAATAAGCCTCCATCTGGCGCCAGATAAGTTTTGGATATCTTGGCCATATGGATATTATAAACCTGAACTAGTTCGTGAGGCCAGAAAAGACATATCTAGTGGCAATCTTATGCTGTGCCACAGAGGCCAGACGATTGGGGACAACTCATACCTGGGTCTCACCCTGGACATACAACAGATAGAGAAGCTAATTGTGGAGTCCAAGACAAGATCAACTGGTCTTTGGAAGGATCCTGGGACAAGAAAAGAAAAGTATTCAATCAAAGAAAGGTTTTCATATAAAAATTTTACTTTACAACAGGTGTTCGAAACGCTACAACACTCTAATTACAGTAGACTTGACGTCGAGGATTATTACAATTTAGACAACTGGTCTGACTATTGTAACTTTTTATCGCACAACGCGTCGATCAAAAAACCAAAAATACTTAAAGCCACAGAGTGGAACGGATTCGGTCTAGACGAGGGGGAATACAGTGTTTGAACATTTAAGAGAAAAAAATAAAACCTATTTACAACATTTAATTTTCGCAATGAGGGTGAGCGTCAAGTTAAGCCTGTCTTCGACAGCGTTCTTTGTACATGCCTTGTTCCCATTTATAAAGATTCCATATAATTTAAACTTAGAATCTATGGCACTGTATCTCTTCGAAAGAAATAACGAACTAGAAGATTGACTCTCAGTTTGATATGATTATATTGTTTCTGTAACGAGAGGTTAATTTGGAAAGAAGTGAATCAAAAATCCCGTTTGTAGGGCTGCATGCACACAGTGTCGCCGGATCCGTCTTTGACGGCTTCGGATATCCGCAAGATCATATGGATTTCGCATACCAAAATGGCATGAATGCACTGGCTTTAACGGACCATGGAAATATGAATGGTATGTCTTATCAGGTTTTACACGCTAAGAAGATGAAGGACCAGGGAAAAATTTTCAAGCCAATTTTTGGTGTTGAGGCATATTTTGTGCCTTCCATTAAGGATTGGAAAGAAGAATACGAAAAAGTTAAGTTAGATAAGAAGCAAGCTAGAAAGGTTATCAACGACACGGATAAGGTTGAAGCAGAAGACGAAGGCGCCTCAAAGAGCAAGTCAAAGAGTATAATCAATTCTAGCGGCCATCTCGTGTTGGTGGCCATGAACCAGGCTGGACTAAACAATATTTTTAAGATTGTATCTGACTCGCACCAGGGGGACAACTTTTATCGAAAGCCACGCCTGGATTATAAACTATTAAAAGAATATGGCGACGGCATCATCGCGTCTTCGGCATGCCTAGGCGGTGTATACGCTAAAGATTACTGGAACAACCGAGAAGGCGGTTCGGAGTCTGTTTTGGAGGCCATGCGCGTAACTACTCGACGCATGATCGATTGTCTAGGAGACCGTTGGTACGGTGAGCTTCAATGGAACAACGTGCCAGAGCAGCATGAGCTGAATAAATACGTCATCCAAATGCACGAAGAATTCGGTATCGAGCTTATTTCTACGGCTGATTCTCATTACCCAAGTGCAGAGGCATGGAAGGACCGTGAACTCTATAAACGTCTAGGATGGCTTGGCAAGAAAAATCCGCCAGAATACCTTAAATCAGAACTCCCGATTGATGTCGATGAGATGGGCATGGAGTTATATCCAAAGAACGGAGACCAGATGTGGGAATCGTATAAGAAGTATTCGGAAGAGTGCGGCGTTTCTTATAATGACGATCTTGTGTATGACTCCCTTGTAAAGACTCACTGGATTGCTAACGAAAGGATTGAGGATTTCATGCCAGATGACACGGTTCGTCTTCCCGGGTTTGTCATTCCAGATGGCGAAACTGGTGAACAAGCCTTGGTCAAGGAATCTATCGCAGGCCTGAAAAAGCTAGGATTATCTGATAACCAAGAGTACATTGATAGACTCAAACACGAGCTTACTGTTATAAACAACAGAGGATTCAGTAAATATTTTCTCACCATGAAAGCTGTTTCAGACACAGCGAATCAACATATGTTAGCAGGCCCGGGCCGCGGCTCGGCTGCAGGCTCATTGGTGTCCTATGTGTTGGGAATCACTCAGGTCGATCCAATCAAATATGGCTTATTGTTTAGCCGGTTCCTGCGATCGGATGCGACTGACTACCCAGACATTGACTATGACGTTAGCGACGCATTCGGGCTAAAGGAGATATTAGCTAAGGAGTGGGGAGAAACTACAGTTGTACCAATTTCTAATTTTAATACGCTACAGCTTCGTTCGTTAATCAAAGACATAGGTAAATTTTACGAGGTCCCATGGGCCGAGGTTAATGTAGTAACCGGCAGAATGGTTAAGGAGGCAACCCCGAAAGCCAAGCAAGATCATGATATTAAATCAGGTGTTTACATCCCAACTTTTGAGGAAGTGATGAAATATTCTGAATCTTTGATTAATTTCTTGCAAAAGTATCCCCACATTAAAACGCATGTAGAAGCCCTCGTAGGCCAAGTAAGATCGACTAGTCGCCACGCTGGGGGAGTCGTGATTGGCGAGGATCTAGACAAGCACATGCCTCTTATCTGTTCTGGCGGTGTGATACAAACTCCCTGGTCCGAAGGACAAAACGTACGCCATCTGGAGCCGCTTGGGCACATTAAATTTGATTTGCTGGGCCTCTCAACTCTTGAAATGATCCAAAGTGCCATCGGACATGTTCTCAAAAGGTATCATGGAACTGAAGACCCAACTTTTGCTGACATCAAGAAATACTATGAGAGCACCTTGCATCCAGACGTCCTAGACTTGGATGACAAGAAAGTGTATAGAAATATCTTTCAGAAAGGAAAGTTCGCTGGCATTTTTCAGTTTACTAACTCCGGAGCCCAGCGCCTGAGCATCAATTCTAAACCAAATGATATCATTGATATCTCTGCTATCACTTCGATTTACCGTCCGGGCCCCCTAGGCGCCGGAGTTGACAAAGCGTATATCAAAGCGAAGAAGAACAAGGGTGCTAGTTATCTTATTGACGCCGTTGAAGAGGTGACCAAAGAAACTTATGGTTTTCTTATTTTTCAGGAACAAATTGCTTTGCTGGCTCACAAGTTAGGCGAAGACATATCCTTAGAAGAAGGTAACAAATTACGTAAACTCTTGACCAAAAAGGGCACAGGCAAAGGCCAAGAAGAAAAAGAAATAATTAGAGAGAAGTTTATTAGAGGGTGTCTTAACAAGTCGATACCAAACGACACGGCCAAGAGCCTTTGGCAAAACTTTGAATATTTT